GGGCGATTAGGTTTTGGGCGGTCCTATCGTGCACGATCCTATCGCGTGCAATCATATCGCGCACAACCCATTCCAGTCGCAAGGGAATAAGGCGTTCCATCCGCGCCGGTAGATAACGCGGCACGTCACAGAACGCGTCATCGGCGGCAGGTCTCGACCCCGGTCTGCACTTTTAAGGGGGGACCTAGGGGGGTTACCCTCCTCAAAAATTTTTCCAGTTACGGAGTTCGGGTTCCTGTGAAGCCCGAGGAGCCTTTAGGAGCAGGTACGAGCGCACTTGGTGTTGGAATCAAGTGCTAGTGCCTCCCCTGCGGTTCCAGATGCTCACAGATGACGGTAAGTTAGAAGTCAGATTCGACACTGGGGCGTACGATTCTCGTTTACTCAGGGTTCTACTGGGGCTCCATCTGGCTTGTTGCTTGTATTCTGCAACATGGGTCGCTCTTCTGCTGGCCGTTTGCGGTACTTACTTGCACTATACACGGTACTCATGGCATTCGTATGGGCGTCGTTTCTTTTGACTTGATGCTCGCGCGCGACTCTGCTTCGCTTCGCCACGAGGAAACCATGAATGCTCGCGCGCGACTCTGCTTCGCTTCGCCACGAGGAAACCATGAAGGCAGATAGAGAGACGACTCCTTATGGCGTATGCGTCAATCAACGCACTGGCGAATACTACGTGTTTCGTAGAGACTATGCCGTCATTGATTACGCGTTCAAGTCGCTGCGACATACGCTGGTCAATGTAACGAAGCGCGCTGGTCGCGTAGGCCACGGCCCACTGGCCCCAAAAGAAGACCGCGACAGTTGGCTCACCTTCTGGTTCTTCACAGACAAGACAGCTCCACGCTGGAAGCAAACCCGCGTGTGGGAACGACCATGAGCGACTCCATCAAGCGCCGCGTGCCAGGAGGCCGCATCGTCACCACCGCCCAAGCCTACTGCAACGGCTGGCGAACCTACGCCGAGCCCATCGCCACCCTTACCGGCTGGGCCATCCACTCCTTCGGGCATGACCACGTCAAGCTCGTCTCGCCCGACTACAAGAACACCCAAGTCATCGGGCTCGAATTCATCGAAGCCCTCTTCCCTGTCATCCGTCCAAAGGCCATCAAATGCTCCCGCTGCAACGCGCCATCTTCCTCCGTGGAGTCTTCGACCCCGCAGACCCACGGATTCGTTCGCTCTGGAGATCTCCTCGTCCCCCTCGACAACGTCGTCGAACTCAAAAGCATCTCCCCCGAGCCACCTGCCGCTGAAACCCCCGTCCCGGAAGTAGCCGAGGAGCCCGCTCTTGAAGAAGCCATCGTCCGACGCCGTGGCCGCCCACGCAAAAACCCCATCGTCCAATGACATCCTCCAAGCCTTCGAGGAGAAGGTCAAAGAACAACTCGAACAGAAGTCCCTGGTTCACTTCGAGGGCCTTCTCACCTCTCCTCTGGGTTTTGCTCTCACCACTGCTAGCCCACTTCAACGCGCTATTGCTCGTGTTGCCGATGGTCGCCCTCTCGCTGAGCTTGGCAATGACCCGGCAGTACTGCGCGCGTTTGGAGGAACTCTGCCTCCTACTGTTAAGCCAGCAGAGTTCGCCATCGTCTCCGGCATCCGTACCGCCAAGTCGCTCAGCGCCGCCGCACTAGCCGTCCACTGGTCCCAACGCGCCGATCTCTCCAGGCTTGGTCCCGGAGAGATTCCGCGTATCTCCATCGTCTCCCTCTCGAAGGACCTCGCCGACGTCGTCTTCGGCCACATCGTTGGCCGCACCATGGCCTCCCCGCTTCTCTCGAAGCTTATCCTGGAGACACCCACCGCCGACACCCTCATGATGCGGCACCCTTCCGGTCGCCCCGTCGAGATCAAAGTCGTCGCATCCTCCAAGGCCGGTACGTCTCTCGTCGCCCGATGGTCCGCTGGCGTCATCCTCGACGAGGTCGCCCGCTGGGGCGCGGACGATGCCGCCGTCTCCGTCAATGACCTGCGCGACGCCGTGCTCCTGCGCATCCTTCCCGGCGCTCAACTCGTCTACATCTCCAGCCCTTGGGCCCCGATGGGCTTCCTCTACGACCTCGTCAAAGAACGATGGGGCAAGCCCGACCGCGACTGCGTCGTCGTCAAAGCACCCGCCTACGACATGGCCCCCATGATCTGGACGGCGGACAAGCTGGAGATTGCCAAGCGCGACCCGCGCATCTACCGCACCGACATCGAAGCCGACTTCGCCGACCCCGAGGAAGCCCTCTTCACCACGCACATGATTGAGACGGCCACGCGCGAGGCTCCCATCGCGTCTCCTCCTCAGCCAGGCGTGACGTACACCGCAGCCATCGACCCCGCTACCCGTGGCAACAGCTTCACACTCGTCGTCGCCACCGGCTCTGGACGTAAGAAAAAAGTTATTTGCTTGGCCAAGCAGTGGACCGGAAGTGCCGTGAATCCCCTGCGACCAGCACTCGTGCTCCAGGAAATCGCCCACATCCTCAAAGCCTACCGCGTCACCGTCCTCGACTCCGACCAGTACATGGGCGATGCCCTTCGAGACCTCGCAGGGCAGGTCGGTCTCGTGCTCGTGCCTCACGTCTGGACGTCTACCGAGCGAACCAAGCGGTACATGACGCTGCGAACCATGTTCGAGCTTGGCGACGTCGAGCTTCCGCCCGACCCCATCGTGCGCCAAGACATGCAACGCGTCGTTCGCAGGTACACGAACAACGGCATCACCATCGACTTGGCCAAAAGCAACGACGGTCGACACGCCGACTACGCTCCAGCCATCTGCATGGCCCTTACCCGCTGGCACGAAGAGCAAATTGCTGGAGAACAGCAGGCTTTTGAAGAGGACTACAAGGGACTCACAGAGGAAGAACACAAAATCTGGGTTCCTATAGAAAAGAAAATACGTCGTAAAAATGAGCGCAGCCAGCGGCGTACTGGATTTCGACCTTGATATAAGTGCCATGTACTGGATACCTTGCAAAAAATGGCGGGTATCACCGAAACTACCGACGCATGGTGGCTCATTCACGAACGTGAAGAGGATCCTGCCACGGCAGTTGTCGGAGCAATCAATGCAATCCGCAATGAATCTGCGTACCGACGGCAGATGTGGACACGCGGAGCCGAGGTTTACGGCACCGACCTCAAGATGTTCGGGATGCCTATCCGCAACGTCTGGGACGACCGTGTCTCGTTCAACGTAGCGCGCAACGCCATCAACACGATGCAGGCGAAGCTCGCGCGGCAGATGCCGCTGCCGAGCACGATGACCGTTGGCGGCGACTTCTTGCAGCGTTACCGCGCAGGTCGCCTCGATCGGTTCCTTCACGGCTGCTTCTACGCGTCGAGCTACAGCAAGATCTACCCGCAACTGCTGCTGGACGTGCTCGTCTTTGGCGTTGCGGCAGTCAAGGTCTACGTCCAAGACAAGACTGTCCAGATCGAGCGCATCCCGATCTTCGACCTGCTCGTCTCCGATGCCGAGGCTCGCTACGGAACGCCTCGATGCCTGTACCACCGCTGCTACATGGACCGCTCTGTGGTCCTGGAGACGTTCGGCAACGAGGACGACTCGTTGTACGGCACGGCGGACGAGCGAAAGAAGGCCATTCTTTCGGCTCCAAAGCCTGCGGACGACGACTCGACGTTCATGAACACGGCTCGGTATTCGGACCAGATCCTGGTTTACGAAGCCACGCACTTGGCGTCTGGTCCCAAGGCAGAAGACGGTCTCCGAGTCATCGCGCTCACGACCGGCACGCTGTCTGCGTCGCCGTGGACGCGCGACAAGAACTTCGGGTTCGGTTTTTTGCGCCTGAATGCTCCGCTGTCGGGCTTCTACGGCCCCGCCATGGCCATCGAGCTTGCCGCCGCCCAGGACGAGTACGACCGGCTCAGCGAGAAGATCCAGGTCGCTCACAATTTGATGGGCGGCAGCCACATTATGGTCCAGTCGGGCACCCTTGGTAAGACCAAGGTCGACAACGACGTCGGCACCATCATCGAATACTCCGGGCAAGCGCCGCAGGTCTTCAATCCACAGCCTGTCCACCCGGACACGTACGCGTACAAGGACATGATCGCGCAGAACATGCTCCGATACGAAGGTATCTCCGAGCTTTCTGCGCAGTCCGTGCTCCCAGCTGGCCTTCGGCAGGCTTCGGGCAAGGCGCTTTCTGTCTACGATGACATGGAAGACGCTCGGTTTCGCGTTGCCCACGAATCTGTTCGCCAATTCCACGTCGACATCGGCTGGCTCATCATCGATGCCTGCGAAGAGGCGTCCGAGGCTGGCGAGCAGGTGGAGATTCTTGCCCCTGGGCAAGGCGCTCTTGAGCGCATCAACTGGAAAGACGTCCAGATGGACCGCAAGGAGTACACGCTCCGCTGCGAGCCCATCTCCGCGCTGTCTCAGACCAAAGCGGCCATGTTCCAGGAAGTCATGGAGCTGGTTGACCGCAAGATTATCCAGGATCGCTCGGTCGTAGCGCGTCTTCTCAACATCCCGGACATCGAGGCTGAGCGAGACCTCGAAACGGCGGACGTGGACGTCGTCGACAAGACCTGCTCGCTCATTCTCCGAGACATGCCGTACCCAGACCCGGATAAGCGGCTGAAACTCGACGTGGCCTACGACCGCGCACGCAAGCACTACAACAAGGCTCGCGTGGATGGCGTGTCGGACGACCGCATTGCGGCGCTCGACGAGTACCTCAACAAGATTGAGGGCTTGATTGCTCAGATGCAGGCGGAAGCCCAAGAGCAGCAAGCCCAGGCGCAGGCACAGCAAGCGCCTCAAGAAGCACCGCAGGGTCAAGCCCCTGCACCACCTGTGGGAGAACCAAATGTCTGATGATCTTGTGAGCAAGATGAAGGCGGCTGCTGATGCCGCTATCCAAAGCGCAACCCCTGAGAACTCGAACGACGGCGAGGCGGAAGCCGCTGTGGAAGAGACGGTTGAAGCCGCCTCGGAGCAGGATGAGGCTGCCGTCGAGGAGCCTTCTGAAGGTACGGAAGAGGACTCCGAGGAGACCGAGGTCGAGGCTGCTGCGCCCGACGAGTCGGACGATGACGAGGATGCAGCCGACCAGATTCTCGCTGTGCGTCAGGCTGCGGAGCGCAAGGTGCGTTCTGCTGAAGCCAAGGTCCGCGAGCTTGAGATGAAGCTCCAGCGTGCTGGAGAGTACGTCGAGCAGTCCAAGAAGCAGATTGTCGACGAGATCTTCAAGAAGCTCCGTCGAGCTCCTGCGCGCACGTTCCAAGAGTTCGGCTTCGAGTTCCAGGACTTGATCGACGCGGGTATGCGCGAGGGTCAGTTCTCCGATGGTCCGATGAACGAGATTGATGAGCTTCGCCAAGAGATGCGAGCCATCAAGGAAGAGCGCGAGCGTGCCCGCGAAGAGCAGGAGCATCGCGCGTCGCAGCAGCAAATGGCGTCTGCGAAGCAAAGCTTCCTCGGTCTTGTCAGCAAGAACGACTTCCCGACGCTGTACAACATGTTCCAGGACAGCCCAGGCGATCTTTGGAACGAGGCCCTCGCGATTGCCGAGAGCCATGCCGAGCGAACGGGTAACCCGCCGAGCGACATCCAGGTCGTGAAGCATCTGGAGCAAAAGTACGCAGCCAAGCTGAAGCGCCTTGGTGTTGCATCTGCTCCTGCCGCGTCTGCCGCGCCCAAGAAGGCGATGGCGAAGACGCTCTCAACTAAGGCTGCCAGCGAAACGCGGACTGCTGGCAAGCCCTTTGGACAGCTCGATGCCGACCAGCAGAAAGCTGCCCTTCTGGCCGCAGTCAAAAAAGCAACCTCGCAAGCAGCTAACTAAGGAGTCAAATCATGCCATACACCAATCCAACCTACGGCGCAGTTCAGGCAATCCTCAAGACGAAGTACCCGGACGGCGCACTTCCGACGGCGCTTTACAAGAACTTCCCGCTTCTCGCCCTCACCAAGAAGACCACGAACTTTGACGGCGACTTCCGCGTTGTGGCGCTCCAGAACGAGCGCCCGCAGGGTTCGTCGTCGAGCTTCGCCATCGCGCAGGGCGTGGCCAAGAACGGAGCGAACGGCGGCGGCGGCACCTACAAGCGTTTCCAGGTCTACCGCACCCGCCACTACGGTCTCCTCCGCATGGATGGCGAGACGATGAAGGCTGCGGTCAAGACGAGCGGCGCGCTCGTTGACCTCTGGAACCAGGAGACGGACGGCATCTCGACGAACGAGCTTATGGAGCTTGAGTTCCAGCTCTTCGGCGACGGCACCGGCAAGCGTGGCGTCATCTCTGGTGCGCCATCGGTGACCAGCGGTGTCTTCACGATTCAGTTGGCGACGCCTGCGGATGCCGTGAACTTCATGCTTGGCATGAAGATCCAGTTCTTCACGTCTGGCGGAACGCAGCACACTTATGCTGGTGCAACGGCTGAGTCGAACGACGGCACTGGTATGTACATCACGGGCATCAACCGACAGACCGGCGTTCTTACGACGCAAGTGTTTGTCGCTGGTGCCGCGTCGACGGCTGGCACAATCGGCACCATTGTTTCCACCGACCTCATCGTTCGCGCTGGCGACTTCCTCGTCTCGACGTCGGTTGGTACTTCCAGCAGCGGTTCGGCGAACGGCTGCGTCACCGGCCTTCAGAGCTGGATCACGACGCCGTCTGCTGGCGATAACTTCTGGGGTCTTGACCGCACGGCTGACCCTGTCCGCCTTGCCGGTCAGGTGCTCTCGACCACGGGTCTCCCGATGAACGAGGCCCTCATGGAGGGCGAGGCTCGCGTGCTCGTGCAGGGCGTTGGTTCGCCCGACACGATCCTCGTGAACCCGCTCGACCTCCAGAACCTCAAGAAGGCTCTTGGCTCGGACATCGTCTACGACCGCGTTGTCAGCAACGTCGCTGGCATCTCGTTCAAGAGCATCCAGTACGACGGCGCGAACGGCCCGATGCAGATCGTCGCTGCGCCGATGTGCCCGCGCAACAAGGCGTTCATGCTCCAGATGTCGTCGTTCGAGCTTTCGACGCTCGGCGCTGCCCCGCAGATGCTCGACTGGGACAACAACGACTACCTCCGCGTGAACGACAACGACCAGTACGAGGTTCGCTTCGGTCACTACGGTCAGTTCCTCTGCAACAACCCTGGTGCCAACATCATCCTCACCGGCTTCGGTGCATGATTGGCCTAGGCAGGGGCGGTGCTCGCCGATAAAGCGAGTGCCGTCCTTGTCTACCCTGTGAAAGGAAGACCAACATGGCTCTGAATCGCTACCTCTACCCGCAGAAGAGCACGAACATCGTCCAGGAAGTCGTCATGACCACGCAGTGGTCGGTCGACGGCGCTGGTGCGTCCAACGTGCTCGCGAATGTCGCTGGCAAGGGCATCACCATCACGCAAAGTGGCACGACCACGAGCACGATCTACACGGTGACCTTCGATAACTCGTCGACCGTCTCTACGGTTCTTAACGTCAAGGCGACCTACATCGCTGCGTTCGACGGCACTAAGAAAACTCTGATTGCCGTCAAAGACATCAGCACGAGCGGCTGCGTTCTTCAGGCATATGATGCAGCTACTCAGACGGTTGGTCCAATCAACGCTGCTGGTAAGCTCTGCGTCGAACTTACGTGCAGCCTCAGCTCGGTGCCAGCGTGATGAAGGGCAAGAACGGCATGGCTCTGATGATTGCCATCGGCAAGAAGAAGCCAGGCATGGGTGGTGGTGAGGAAGACGGGGCTCCGTCGTCCAAGCCCTCGCTCGGTGATGGCGAGGACTATTCCATGGAGCTTGAGACCATGGCCAAGTCCTTCTTCGAGGCTGGCATGAAGGGCAAATACGGGAAGGCCGCGCGCATCTTCCAAGAGATGCACAAGTCCTGTGCAGAAGACAGCGGCGGCGACTACGAAGAAGAGGATTGAAGCATGGCATACTCGCGGACGCTATCTGAGCTGGAAACCGCCGTTCGGCGTGAAGCCGATATGGTGAACTCGACGTTCGTAACGTCCGATGAGGTGCGTGCTTACATCAACCAATCGTGGGCTGAACTCTACGACCGTATCGTATTGTTCGATCAGGAGTACCTCCTGCGCTACGTGGAGATTCCCTCCTCTGGCGCAGGAGTGTACGACATCCTGAATGCTGGCAAAACCGGCATTGTTGTAACCATTACCCTTACCGCTGGCGGCACTGGATACTCTGTCGGTGAGGTTGTCGAGCTTTCCAGCGCCAATACGCCGAGCACGTTGGCTACGGCCACGGTGTCCAGCATCAACGCGATGACTGGGCAGATCCTGTCGATCACGCTTACGAGCGCAGGTGCTGGGTATTGGCTGTCTTCGCTTACGTCGAACACGCTAACGCTGAACTGCGTCTCCGGCTCTTCTGGAATCAATGGCCAGGTGAGCGCGTACATCGATAGCGACTTCTACAAGTGCAAGGGCGTCTGGATCTCTGGTGGAGGTTCTGGCTCGACGTCGTCCTGGAACCCGCTTCGTCGCTTTCAGTGGGATGAGCAGAACCTTCTGAACCAGGCGAACCTGTATCAAGGCTCCCAGTCGTTGCCGTTGTACCGTTTGTATACGCTGTCTAACCGTGAGAAGCTGGCCATCGCGCCAGATAGCGTCGGTGGCACGTTCAGGGTCTGGTACTACCCAGCCCCGCAGAAGATGCTCTCGGACACGAGCCGCATCGACGGACGCTCAGGCTGGGACGAGTGGGTAGTCAAGGACGCTGCGATCAAGTGCCTTCTCAAGGAGGAGAGCATCGAGCAGGCGGCCAGCATCAAGGTCATCCGCGATGAGCTTTTCCAGCGGTTCCAGCTTCATGCCTCTGAACGCGATGCGTCGCAGCCAGAGCGCATTCGTGATTGTCGTCTCCTGAGTCGTCGATACGGATACTGGAGGTAGTCATGGCGCAGAGCAAGCCATCTCAGTTTACCGCTGCCCCTACGGGGAATCAGACGGTAGACAAGGTGCAGAACTCGCTCAAGCAGACGACAGAGGCCGTTCGCAACGGGCCGATGCCTCGTCAGCTCGTGACCGGACTATCGAAGAACAGCCCAGGCCAAGGCGTGACGTTCAAACCTGGGCAGACCATCGACATCCCGCACAACCTTGGCCGCATCCCGGCTGGGTTCAACATCGCCAAGATCATCACGAACACGAATTCGAGTTCGAGTATGCCGTACGCGAGTCCTAACTTGCAGCTCGTGCCGGTGTCTGGTCCTCTTGGTCAGAAGATCATGCGCCTGAAGTACGTTGCGCCTACTGATTCGGACGGCAATCCGGTAACTACACCCGTGCGTCTGCACCTGGAGCTTTTCTGATGTCGAACGAGCGTGTCGTCAATGCCGCGTTGGCTGGTGGTATCAACCAAGAGGTCGACCAGTTCCTCGTCAAGCCGCCAGAGATGCTGACGCTTCAGAACGCGACCGTCGTCAAGCTTGGACGCATCGAGAAGCGCAACGGGTTTGACCTCGTCGTGAGCACTCCAGGCACCCCTGCAACGGCGTTTGACGGCGACACCGTCCCATCGCCCGTCGTGGAGGCGATGAGCCCGTATTACGGCGCTGACGGCGGCAGGATGCTGCTTGCTGCGGGCGACACGCTCTACGAGCATGTTGGGTCGGATGCGACGCATGGTTGGCGCACGGTCAACAAGCTCCCCTCGTACGTTGGCAGCCTCGCTGGCGTGACGTCTTCTGGCGGGTCCATCATCGAAGTCGAGACGCTTGAAGACTCGACGGGGACGTATCGACTGACGGTGTGGGTGTCAGGGCAGCGTACGGGCCAGGAGCGCACCAGCGACTTGGTCTACACCTCGCAGACGGTAGGTGGCGGAAATGCCATCTACTACGCCGTGCAGCTCATCGAGACGGGTTCGTTTGTGAAGCCTCCGACGCTGCTGCTGATGTCGGAATCGGTCAACGGGCCGATCATCAACATGCGGCTGACGAAGATGTGGACATCTTCTACGGCTTGGAAAGCCTGCGTGGCTTGGCAGCGCGTGACGTCGAAGGGTGTCCACTACAGCTTGGTTGACTTTGCGTCGGGCTCGTCCACTGCGAGTCAATACGTCGACGTTGCAGAGCAGGTTTGCCATCGAGCATTCGACGCTGTCGGCGTTGGCGGAGGTGTCGGAGGACTAACGAACCGAGTCTTGTTTTTGACTTGTCGGCAAGACCCGGCGAGCAACTCGTCGACCTCGAAGGTCAAGGCGCTGCTGCTTCAGATCAACCCGACCACTGGAGCTATCGTCTCGACGGTCACTGCCGCAGACGTCATTCAGCATGCTGCGCCAGTAAGCGGAGCATGGTTCAATCCATGGGCTTTCCGTGGAGTCGTGCTCGACCAGACTGCTGGAGGGGTTGGCTCGTCCACTGTATCTTTCTCAGCGCGGGCTATCTCGTCGTACTTCAGCGCACCAGCGACGAACACGTACAAGCTTGATGGCCAGATGATCGTTGGCCAGGTAACCATCGGAGCTGGCGG